GGGACGCCCGACTGCTCGCAGCGGAGGAGGTGTACAGGCAGGAACAAATCGATGGGTTGCAAGGGTACTACGACGAGGCCAACGACATCATTGAAGAGAACGCCGTCCTCACGAGGGAGAAGGAACTGGAGAACCTACGCCTCGACCACGAGGCCCGTATCGCCCAAGCCCAAGAGCTAGACCAGGAGACGCTCACCCTACAGGAAGCCCTCCGCCTAGCAGAGCAGGAGATAAATGACAGGTACGACGCGGAGGAGCTAGCCCGTAGGCAGGAGCTAGCCAAGAAAAGACTGGAGCTCACGGCGGGTGCGCTCGGTGCTATCCAAGCCTTGAACGACGCCTTCAGCAAGGACGACGAGAAGGGGGCGGAGAGAGCCTTCAAAAGAAACAAAGCCCTCTCGCTAGCTACGGCCACCGTCAACACGGGACAGGCAGTAGTCAACGCCTTGACCGCCGGGGGTAACCCCGTCAAGCTCGCCACGGGTGCGCAGTTCGTTGAGGCCGGTATCGCTGCCGCCACAGGTGCTGCCCAGATTGCCACCATCGCCAAGTCCAAATACTCTCCCTCTGGAGGCGGAGGCGGAGGCGACACGGCTCCCGTATCGGCGGGTGGGGGTGCTGACATCGGCGGAGCCCCACAAGCGCCACAGCTCGACCTCTCCTTCCTCGGTGAAGGGGCGGGACAGACAGCACCCGTACAAGCCTACGTCATCGCTACCGACGTCTCGAACGCACAACAAGCTAACCAACAAATCCAAGACCAAGCCACATTATGAGAATCGTAGAATTGATAATCGACGAAGACGCGGAGCTGTACGGCATCGACGCTATCTCGCTCGTCGACCGACCAGCCATCGAGCTCGACTTCATCGCCCTGAAAGAACAACGCCTTGAGTTTGCCGAAGCCGACAAGGAGAAGCGCATCCTCATCGGCCCAGCCCTCGTACCCGACAAGCCTATCTACCGCAAGAACGGGGAGGAGGAGTTCTACGTCTACTTCTCCAAGGGTACGGTGAGGAAAGCAAGCGAGCTATACCTGAAGCACGGCAACCAAGCCAAGCACACCCTCGAACACGAGCACACCATCCACGGGCTCACCGTGGTGGAGTCGTGGATTGTGGAGAACAAGGAGCAGGACAAGTCCGCCCTCTACGACCTCGACGTACCCGTAGGTACTTGGATGGTCGCCGTCAAGGTGGACAACGAGGCTATCTGGTCGGAGTGGGTTAAGGAGGGCAAGGTCAAGGGCTTCTCCATCGAGGGCTACTTCGTGGACAAGATGAAGAAGAACACCGAGGACGAGATGCTCGCCGAGCTAGCCAAGGCCATTGTCAAAGCAGACAAGCGGACGAAGACCGGGACGCGGGTAGTGATGGAGTCGTACGACGACTACCCCGACGCGGTGAAGAACAACGCCAAGCGAGGCATCGAGCTCAACGAGAAGAACGGGAACAAGTGCGCCACGCAGACGGGCAAGGTCAGGGCTCAACAGCTAGCCAACGGCGAGCCCCTTTCCCTCGAGACGGTCAAGCGCATGGCCTCCTACCTACAACGGGCGGAGGAATACTACGACGAGGGCGACATGACATCATGTGGTACTATCTCCTATCTCTTGTGGGGTGGCAAGGCTGGCCTCCGGTGGGCTTCGTCCAAGCTGTCGCAGGAGCTCATGAAAGAATTGAAAAAAGAATTTTCCACAAAAACTTGAGAATCGACCCCTCGAAAACCTTATATAAAAAACGGCACGACATGACTATTCAAGAAAGGGTGCAGGACATCTTCAACAAGTTCAACGTCAACTTGAAAGTAGAGGAGTCGCGCACCGAACTGGCAGAGGCCGCCCTCGACAACGGGACGGTTATCTACACGGACGGCGACGACTTCGTAGAAGGAGACGAAGCCTACATCATTAACGACGAAGGCGAGCGCATCCCGCTCCCTCCTGGGGACTACACCTTCAAGGACGGGGGTGTCATCTCTATTGCTGACGGTGGCAAGATTGCAGCCGTGAACAAAGGAGGCGAAGGCAAGGAAGCGAAAGATGGCAAGGCAGCGAACCCAGCCAAGACCAAAGAGCCTGTGGCTGAAGCTCCCGCCAAGGACGCACCCGTCAAGCCCGCACCCACCGACCCCCCGGTTAAGCCACCCACGAAGCCCAAGACTCGCCAGAGCGCGGACTTCGAAGAAGAAGAAAATCCAAAAGACATGGAAGAAGTAACCATCAACTACGTCACCCGCGAGGAGGTAGAGGCCATCGTTGCCGAAGCCATCGCCGCAGCTATGGGTGAACCAGCCGTCGAGGAAGTGGAAGAAGCCACGGAAGAGGAGAAGGAAGAAATGGCTACGGAGGCCGTAGAGCCTACCGAAGAATTTGAGGTCGAAGTCGAAATGAGTGCAGAGACTACCGAAGCACCCAGCGACATGGACGTAATCTTGACCGAACTCTCACAGGTGAAGGAGCGTCTGTTCGAACTCCAGAAGCAAGCAGCCTCCACGGGGCTGAAGCACAAGGCACCAACCCCAAAGAAGGAGCCTTTGAATCTACAGAATTTGTCAATCGAGGAGCGCGTCCGCGCCCTCTCTAACCACTACAACGCTTAACTATGAGCGCAACTATCTCTTCAACTTACGTTGGGCAACACGCACTGCCGTTTGTTGCCCCAGCCATCTTGAGCGCGGACACCCTCGCCAATGGCTACGTTTCAGTCTTGGACAATGTTCGTTACAAGGCTAACCTCACGAAAGTCTCTGGCCCAACTATCGGCGACCGCACTTGCGGATTCACCGCAGCGGACGGACTTTCTTTGTCTAACATCGTACTCACCACGACACAGCTTCAGGTGAACGAGGAAATCTGCAACGACGACCTCGCACAATCTTGGGCAGCCGAGCAGATGCGTGGCAACTACGCCGGCACTCCTGCCGACTACGCTAGCTACCTCGGACAAATCACTGCTGCAAAGGTGGCTGAGGACGTCGAGCGCAATATCTGGCAGGGCGACTTCAACTCTGCTGACGGAACTTCTGTAGGCGCGACCTACGACAATTTCAACGGTTTGTGCCGTCACTTGGTTGATGGCTACAACGCTGGCACCATGCAACAGCTCACGGGTGCAACGGACGCCGCCAACATCTTGACTCGCTTGGGCGACTTGGTGGGTGAGGTTCCTTCAGCTATCGCTGGCGACCCAGAGGCTTCTATCTTCATGTCTCGCAAGTCTGCCAACTTGTACTACCAAGCATTGGCTGCTACTTACAACTTGCCATTCTTGAACGATGGCGTGGTGGCGAAGTACGCTGGCTACTCCATCGTGACTCCTGCTGGTTTCCCTGACGACACGTTCCTCATCTCTCGCAAAGACAACTTGTTCTTCGGAACTAACTTGTTGACCGACCACGTTGAGGCTCGCTTCTTGGACTTGACCGGCACGACAGGCGACGCGGTGACCCGCATCATCATGTTGTTCGACGGTGGAACTCAAATCGTGGACGCGGCCTCTGCTGGTTTCGCGTACCGCACGAGCTAATCATTAACCGAGGGAGGGGGGGCTTCGGCTCCCCCACTTTCACAAAACCTTAAACAATGGCTTGTTCATTAACTCTTACAGGAAGAGACCTCGGTTGTAAGGACTCCCTCGGTGGCGTCAAGGAAATCTACGTCGCTCAATGGAGCGAGGCTATGTGGGACGCTGTGGCGTCAGGTGAGATTGCCGACTCTGCTGCGGCCTTGACTATGAACGGTTACGGCTTGACAAAGGGTTCAGCTAGCTTGACCCAGACAATCACGTCGTCAATCGAGAACGGCTCCGTCTTTTTCGACCAAGCTCTCACGGCTACCTTCACGGGTCTGTCTGCTTCCGACATCACGGAAATCAGCAACCTCACGAAGGGTCGCACGGCTATCGTAGTCCAAGACCGCAACGACAACTACTTCGTCATGGGCCACCTCAACGGCGTGGAAGCGTCAGGAGGTACCGTACAGACGGGTACTGCTGCCGGCGACCTCTACGGGTTCACGGTGGAGTTCAGCGCACAAGAATCTACCGCCGCTCCATTCTTGGACACGGCGACAATGGTCAACTGCACCCTGACTCCTTCGAGCTAAGTTACACCGAGGCACGGCCTTATGACTGTTATATAAGGAGGGGGAGGGCGTTAAGCTCTCCCCTTTTTTTGATAGATAAAGCATGGTCAACCTACTCCCCAACACAGCAGCACAGAAAATGTACTGCACGCCGTTCGAGGCTCGGAAGTTCCTCGCTTCCTTTACGGACTACCTCGTCGTACTTCGTAACGATGCGAGCGAGGAGACCTTTGCCTTCATCGCCGGCGTGATCTACGACAACGAGAGGTACTCGCAGTTCAGAATAGGAACGAACGCCGACGACCCTACCAACGGCCAAATCCTCCTCACCGAGTCGGGGCTGTATACATACACAATCTACGGGCAGAACTCGGACATCAACCTCGACCCCGATGACGCCTCTATCGTGGGGGTCTGCGAGGTGGGGGCTTGCCGAGTCACGGCGACCGGAACTTACTTTGACTTCGACAACCCGACAGTCCCCGACAACATCATATATTACGAGTAATATGGAACTTATCAAACTCAAAGAATACGAGGAGCGGAGCTACGCCGAAGCACCCTCAAAAGACGGGTATGTGAAGTACGGGGACGACAACCTGTTCCCTCAATACCTCATCGACCTGTACAAGTCGAGCGCGACGCACAATGCCCTGTGTACTTCTATCGCCTACATGATCTTCGGGGACGGCGTACAGGCCGACAGCCTCGACGCTAGGCTCAAGATTCAGGAGTGGGGTCTAGACGACGAGGTGCGGAAGGCTTGCCTCGACCTGAAGATTCAGGGAGGCTTCGCTCTAGAGGTCGTCTACTCTATCGACCGCACGACCATCTCCAAGGTACGCCACTGCCCCTTTGAGAATATCAGAAGCGCGGAGGTTGACGAGGACGAGAACGTGGAGTTCTACTACTACTCAAAGGACTGGAGCGACAAGAGGTGCGAGCCAGAGCTCGTGCGGGCGTTCTCTCCTGACGATGCGGTAGAGCACCCCGTCCAAATCTTGTACGTCAAGCCTTTCTCTCCCGGCTCGTACTACTACCCCAAGCCCGACTACATCGGGTCGGTGGATTATATCGAACTCGACAAGGAGATAGGTAAGTATCACATTGCCAATATCTTAAACGGCATGGCGCCGAGCTTCCACCTGGCGTGGTCTAACGGAACGCCGTCGGCTGAAGAGCGTCGGAAGATTCGCAACGAGGTGGAGCGTCAGCTCTCCGGAGCACGGAACGCGGGTAAGTTCATCATGACCTTCAGCGACCAGCCCGACAGGAAGCCTAGCTTCGAGGCGTTCCCCCTCTCCGACGCGGACAAGCAATATCAGTTCTTGAGTGAGGAGGTCGTAGCCAAGATCATGGTAGGCCACCGCGTGACCTCTCCCATGATGTTCGGGGTCATGGCTCCGGGTAAGCTGGGTGGCGGTCTGGAGCTCAAGACAGCGGAGGAGATTTTCAAGTCTGAAGTCATCGAGCCCTACCAGCTCATCGTTACCCGCTCCCTTCAGTCTGTATTCAACGCAGCCGGCACGCCGACCACGGTGACGCTGTACACTCCGGAAGCGGAGGAAGCCAACGTCGAGGTATCGTATACCGGTATCCAAATCTCCAGCGCGGTGGACATCATTTCGAAGGTGGCTACCAACGAGCTCACCGGCCCTCAAGCGGTGCAGCTCCTTGTGGCTATGCTTGGCTTCGACAGGGCTACAGCCGAGGGACTCTTCGCAGGGCCACAGCCTACGCCTCCCGTCGAGGAGCTATCGTCGGAAGTGGTGGACTTGACTCTCGCCTCCGACTACCTCATCGAGATGGGGGAGGAAGTGGACGAGGACGAGTGGGAACTCATCGACGCCCGCAAGGTGGACTACGACACCGAAGCCCAACAGGATGCTATGTGGACGTTCGCCTCTGTCCCCTCGTATGGTTCACCCGACGTGAGCGACCAAGACAACGACCTCATCAAAGTACGCTACGCCTATATGCCCAAGGTGACGGGAAGCCAAGGCACGGCTACCTACGAGTCGCGCGACTTCTGCAAGAAGATGGTGGGAGCGGGCAACCGCGTATGGAAGAAGGAGGACATCGAGGCCGCCTCGAACGCCAACCCCGGATGGGGGCCGAACGGGGCTAGCACCTACGACCTCTTCCTCTACAAGGGCGGGGGTTCGTGCCAGCACTTCTGGGAGCGTCGGACGTTCCTCAAGAAGGACAACAAGCGTATCTCCGTCAACCAAGCGCGGGCTATCATTCGCGAGGCCGGTCTCGCCCCCCTCGAACAGAACGACCCCAAGGTAGCCAAGCGTCCCCGCGACATGGCGAACCGTGGATTCATCGAACCCAAAACCTGGACAACCCCAAAGTAAATGGCACTCACAGCAGAAGTTCTCTTTGTCAACCCTGACTACATGAAACGCCTCACGCAACTCAACGGGAGCGTGGAAGATAGGGTCATGGCTCCGGCCATCATTTTGGCACAAGACAAATACCTACAGCAGTACCTCGGTACCGACCTCCTGAACAAGCTCAAGGCCGACATTCAGGCGGGGACGGTGACGGGCAACTACGCTACCCTCCTCGACAACTACGTCCGGAAGGCTACGGTGTGGTGGGCTATGCTCGAACTCATCCCCAACCTATACGTCAAGCTCGACAACGGGGGGCTCGTCATCCGCACCTCCGACGCCACGGCTCCTATCTCAGACAGCGACCTGCACCGAGAGATTGAGAACGCACGGCAGAACGCCCAGTTCTACACGACACGGATGGTCGAGTACCTATGCAACAACTCCGGCCTGTTCCCTGAATACTCATCGAACAGCGAGAACGATATGCTCCCACAGAAGACGGTGTACTACCAGAACGGACTGACCATCTCGACAGGCCACGACCAGATGGATCCCGACCTCGCCCGCTACCTCTTTGGATGAATACGAGAAAAGAGAATATAACCCTTCTAAAGAAGTGGCTCCATGAGAAACGCCCTACTCCTAACGCTCTCCCTCCTATGGCTAAACCTCCAAGCGCAAGAGTGCGTAAGCCTTGAACCAAAGGCCATGGGTCTGCCCGCCTTCAAGGTAGACCTTTCAGCAGAGACGGAGAAGACCTTGCCTATCGTCTTCCACGTCATGCACACGGGTGAGGACGTAGGGGTAGGGGCGAACATCACCGACGAGAGAATCCTCGCTACGCTGGATGCGGTGAACGACCACTTCCGCAAAGTGCCGGGGAGCACGGGCGACGGGATAGGGGTAGATACGAAGATAGACTTCTGCCTAGCTAGGCGAGCCCCCGACGGGAGCCCGACGAGTGGCATCACACGCCACGACCTCTCGGACATCCCCGCTTTCGTAGCCGACGGCATCGCGGTGTCTTCGGTGTCCGACGGAGCGTCAGACCTACAGGTCAAAAGTATCGCGTGCTGGGACGTCGACGAGTACGTCAACGTGTACATCGTCCCGCAAATCAATGGAGGGACAGGGACGACGGGCTACGCCTACACCGGGGCGACAGGCAACTGCCTTGACGGGGTGGTCGTCCTAGCCTCGCGCGTACAGATAACGGACTACATCCAAGGCAAGACGCTGACCCATGAGCTCGGTCACTACTTGAGCCTTCAACATACGTTCCTGAATACGACGTCGTGCATCCCCGAGAGCAACTGCCAGACGCAAGGCGATGGGGTCTGCGACACCCCGGTGACTACGACCAACTACTTCTGCAACTCCCCCGCGTGCGTCGGTGCTATGGTCGAGAACTACATGGACTATACGGGCGACCTCTGCCGCGACTCCTACACCGAAGGACAGGCGGAGAAGATGCACGCCTATATCGCTTCCTCACGGGCTCAACTGCTGACGGCTCCCTCGTGCCTCATCCCTGTCGATACTGACCTCGCCCTTGTTGACGTCGACTACCGTTCGCCGTTCTGCCAACAAACTCAAAACATCGCGGCCAGCGTCTCCAACCTAGGCAACCTCCCCGTAGGTAGCGCGTCCGTCGTCGTCGGGTCGGATGGCATCTACTACACCGAGGACGTCTACGACATCGAGCCGGGGGAGACCGTACAAGTACCCTTTGAGAACATCCCCCTCGACGGGGTGTTCTGGGTTTCAGTAATCACGGAAGGCGACGAGTACGAAGACAACAACCAGTACCTAGGCTTCGTGGACTACGAGGCGGGATCGCTGTGGGCTATGGACTTCACCACGGGGTTCTTTGCCTCGGAGGTGTCGTGGGTTCTCGAAGGGGAGGGGGTCTACCTCGAGTCGCCCAACTACCCCGCCGGGATAAACACCTACAGCTACGACGCTTGCCTGTTCTCTGGGTGCTACACCCTCACGCTCTACGACGCGGGAGGGGACGGGATGCCGTATGGAGGGGACGTAGTTATGACCGTCGACGGGGTGGACGTCCCCGTGGACATCGAGGGCGACTGGAGCGAGCTCACGATAGAGTTCTGTCTGGAGACTAACGACTGCCCCTTTGATCTAGATGGCAACGGCAACGTAGGGAACGGCGACCTCCTGCTCTTCCTTACCGACTACGGCTGTACCGCATCCTGCCAGTACGACCTCAACGGCGACGGAGCCACAGATGTAAACGACCTTCTCACCCTCTTGAATGTATGGGGCTTGCCATGCCCCTCCCTTGACAATCTACCACTGCGCTCTCTGCCTATCGAGGAGCAGATATTCGACCTGTCCGGACGTCGAGTCTACCGACCACTCGACAACCTCCCGACGGGTTTCTATATCGTAGCCTCTCCGGAGGGCGTGACCAAACTATACAAGCAATGAACATTGACGCGTTAACAACTTTGATACCTGCCCTCGTGGGCGTGGTCGGGGTTTGGGTATCCTTGAATAGCGAAGTAGCCAAGCTGAAGGGCAGGGTCTACCGCCTAGAGAATGACCAATCGGAACTCAAGACGATGCTCAAGGAGTGCGTGGAAGGTATCCACGAGCTCAAGATTCTTCTGGCTAAGAAAGGACTGTGAGATGTACAAGTACTTCAAGCTATCAGAGTTCGACAGCCCCGACCGCCCAGGCTCCGGGGAGCTCATGGAACACGAGGTCATCCAAGCCCTCGACATCGCAAGAGACATATATGGGTATCCGATGGTGGTGACGAGTGGCTTTCGGACTATCGAGCACAATCGAAGCCTCATCGAGCGGGGCTACGCGGCGTCGCCTAATAGCTCCCACCTCTTGGGCTGGGCGGTAGACATCGCCGTACCCAACTCACAGCGTAGGTTCCTCATGGTCGAGGCTCTCCTCGACGCCGGGTTCCATCGCATTGGCTTGGGAAAGACCTTTATCCACGTCGATATGGATCCCAACAAAACACCCAACTGCATATGGACTTATTGAGAAAGTCGCGCACCGTCCACCAAGTGGACACCCAGTTCGAGAAGAGAGGCGACAAGCGACACTTCCTCTTCATCTCGGACATCCACTACGACGCGATGAAGTGCGACCGCGAACTCCTGCACCGCCACCTCGAAGAAGCTCGGGAGCTGGGTGCGGGGGTCTTCATTTTTGGCGACTTGTTCGACCTTATGCAGGGACGCTTCGACCCACGGGGCAACTACTCCGAGCTCCGGCCAGAGTACAAGTCGTGCGTCTACGTCGACGAGGTTATCCAAGACGTAGGCGAGAAGCTCGCCAAGTACGCGGACGTCATCAAGTTCATCTCCAAGGGCAACCACGAGACGAACATCGAGAAGCGCATGATGGTATCTCCCATCGACCGCGTGGCTCAAATCATCAACTCGCACGGCGGACACGTCGAGGTAGGAGGCTATGCGGGGTGGCTCTGCGTCACGGCTAGCAGGAACGGCTCAAGTAGCCAACGCTTCAACGTCCACTACCATCACGGGTATGGAGGAGGGGCGAAGCGTTCCAAGGGAATCCTTGGGGCGGACATCGACCAGAAAGATTTTCCAGACGCCGACCTCATCCTTCGCGGACACGACCACCAGAAGTGGCACCTCCCCGTGACCATCGACCGAATCAACCAGAAGATGAACCTCGAGCAGAAGACCGTCCACCACCTACGGCTAGGAAGCTACAAGAAGCTCGGGGACAGGTACGCGGGGTGGGCTACCGAAAAGAACTTCGCCACCCCTCGACTGGGGGGATGGTGGGCTACCCTACAAGAGAGAAGCGACAAGTACCTATGGAGCGTAAGAGAAGCCGTATAGAGAACGAACAGGTGGACAAGAAGGTGAACCCATGGCTCGCCATGGCTATGGCCCTAGACGTCTCTCAAATCTTCAAGGAGAAGGGAGACCTCCGTAGGTGGTCAGCGAAGCGAACGATAGGCGGGGCGATTATCCTTGAGGCTCTTTGGCAGATACACGAGAACGGGTTATCTTGGCCGGGGATTGTGCTCTGTCTGGTAGGTATCACTCCCCTGTGTGTGTCCTTTTTCGAAAGGAAGTAGATTTTTGTTTGATCGCTGGAAGCCCTCTGAAACGTCAGGGGGTTTCTTTTTTTGCAAAAAAATTTGGTTTTAAATAGAACTTTGTTTTACCTTGCCCCCAAGTTCAAACATCAAACACACACCATGGACAAGAAAAGAATCCAACGACTTTGTGAGGAGTTCCTCCGCGACGAGGACAAGCTCACCCCCGCCTTCGCCGTTGGCGTGGCTCGCGCCTCCTTCCGTCTCATCCTTGAAGAATTGCAAAATGCTGAAGCCTAACGGAGTCTCCCACACGGTCTACCCTGACCAGCCCGCCGAGTCGTTCAACGACTGGACGGCCAACTTCACCCGCCAAGAGGTAGCCCGCGACGCGGACAACTTCAAGCGTAAGTTCGACGCCCTCTGGGACGCCTTCAAGAAATCAATCCAGAACCAATGAACGACGATATGCTCCACGTCAGTTGGTCTCCAACCAACGAAGACAACGAAGCCGACGAGTCAC